TTAAAAGTGAGAATGAAATATTTAGAGTTGAGCAATACGATGGCACTCAAATTGCAACAATTAGTAATTATTCAAACAAATTTGAGGCTTTTAAAGAAGGCTTTGAATTTATTGACAAAGCTACATTCTTTGAGAATTACGATGCAATTGTAAGCAAATTATATGACAATATGGAAGAATTACAAGCTAGTTTAATTGAAGATGAAACAGCAGAAAAACAAGATGAAGAAGGTTTTGAATACGATCCAGAAACTGAATCAATGGTAAGATAATTAATTAACGGGGGGTAACTCCCCCACTAAAAACAAAATAAATTATGAATAAAGAACTAGCAAAACAAACGAAGGCTACGATAACAAGCCTATTCAAACAATTAGATTTAGACGTTGTACCATTAGAGCAACTAAATGTTATCTTATCAACACCACCACCAGCGACATGGGTAAAACAACACCCATTCATTAAAGGTTACAATTACTTGCCGATTGACAAAGTAGAATATCTATTAAGACGTTGCTTTAAAAAGTATCAAATTGAGGTTATTAAAACGGCTCAATTATTCAATGCAATTGAAGTGACAGTAAGAGTACACTATCTTAACCCTGCAACAAACGAAATGATGTACCACGATGGCGTAGGAGCTCAAGAATTGCAAACTACAAAAGGGAGTGGCAATCTTAACATGGACATGAGCAATGTAAATAAAGGTGCAGTTATGATGGCGCTACCAATTGCGAAAAGTATTGCCATTAAGGATGCGTGCGACCACTTTGGGGATTTATTTGGAGCTAATTTAAACCGCAAAGATATTGTGCAATTTACAGGCGATGCTGAGTTATTAAGCGCTGAAGGTATACACAATAGCAAAGAGAAAGAACGTGTAATTAAGCACATCGAGAATGCGAATAACGTAGAAACTTTGATGCAAGTTGAGAATATTATAGAGAAATACGAATTAACAGAAATTTATAACAATAAAAAACAAACTTTACAAAATGGAAAATAAAATATTATTTAGATGCAGTGGCACAGGTTCATTAATGACCGAACCAAAATTAAAAGCCGACAAAGAAGCTGGCAACCTTTCAGAAACAGCCAAAACATTCGTAGAAGATAAATGGTTATTTGATATGTTCGGATTTGCCGAACAACTCAAAAACGATTACATGGACAAAGGAAACGAATGCGAGCAGGACTCAATGGATTTAGTTAGCCAAGTTGTACCAGGTGGCTTTCGTTCACGATACAATACAAAGCTACAAAACGAATATGTTATAGGAACTCCCGACATCGTGTTACAAGATTGTGTTGAAGATATTAAAACTTCATGGAATCTTAAGACGTTTTTTAATGCTGAATTATCAAAGATGTACTTTGCACAAGCCCAATGTTATATGTGGCTTACAGGTAAAGAAAAGTATCGTTTAATCTATGCTTTAGTGCCAACACCACAGCACATGGTCCTAAATGAATGTGAAAAGCTAGCATGGAAATATGGTAAGAATTACGACAATGAAGACTACATCGCACAAACGCAACAAATTCAACGTAATAACGATTTGATTAAGGATTTACCAATTGAAAAAAGAGTTAAGGTATTTGCCTTTGATTATGATCCAGCATACATTGAAACATTGAAATTAAAAATTGAAAGAGCTAGAGAATATTATAATACATTAAAATTATAAATAAAAACAATAATTATGAATTACGAACAATTTTTAAAACAAAAACAAAAAACATTTATTGAAAGCGGATTTGAAATTGATGAACTTAAATTAAATCATTCATTAAAAGACTTTCAAAAATACGGATTACAAGTAGCTTTAAGAAAAGGTAAATTTGCTTTTTTCTTTGATTGCGGATTAGGTAAGACATTTTGCCAACTTGAATGGGCAAAACAAGTACATGAAAAAACTAATAAAAAAGTTTTAATACTAGCACCTTTAGCAATAGTAGAACAAACAAAAAAAGAAGCTAATAAATTTAATATTTCTTTAGATTGCTTTGATATTACAAATTACGACCAATTAAAAAACATTGAAAATATTAATCAATATGCTGGAGTAGTTTTAGATGAATCTTCAATATTAAAAGGTAAAGACGGAAAGCTATCTAATTTAATAATTGAAACTTTCAAAAACACTCCATACAAATTAGCATGTACGGCTACTCCAAGCCCAAATGATCATATGGAATTAGGACAGCATAGCGAGTTTTTAGGCGGAATGTCATATACTGAATTATTGGCTATGTTTTTTGTTCATGATGGTGGGGAAACTTCAAAATGGAGATTAAGAAAACATGCTGAAGATACTTTTTGGAAATATGTATCTACATGGTCGATGGCTATTGATAGTCCTTCTAGTTTAGGTTTTTGCAGCGAAGGATATAATTTGCCAGAAATAGAGTACATTGAACATATTATAAAAGTAGATAATGAAACTAATACATTATTTGGCGATGTAGCAGTAAGTGCTACTGATTTACATAAAGATTTAAATAGAAGTTTTGATTTAAGAATTAAAAAAACATTAGAACTTGTAAACTCAAATGATAATCAATGGATTGTTTGGGGCTTAAAAAATAGCGAAACAGATACACTTGCGAAATTACTTCAAAATAGCGTAAATGTACAAGGGTCGGATAGTCCTGAATATAAAGCTAAATATTTAAATGGTTTTTCAAATAATGAATTTAAAACTTTAATTACAAAGACATCCATTGCTTCTTTTGGCATGAACTACCAAAATTGCAATCAAATGGTATTTATGTCTTATGATTTCAAATTTGAAGCATTTTATCAAGCTGTAAGAAGATGTTATCGTTTCGGTCAAAAAAACAAAGTAATTGTTCATATTTTAATACCTGAAAGCCAAACTAATGTAAGGCAAACTATACTAGAAAAACAAAAACAACATTTTGAAAGAATAAGCCAAATGGCTAAATACTCAGCTGATAATGATTATAAAAAAAGTAAAACAAATATTATGATAAAAAACAAAGAAATAAAAACAGAAAACTACCATTTAATAAATGGTGATTGTGTAAAAGAAACATCTAAATTACCAGATAATTGTGCTGATATAGTTGTTTTTAGTCCTCCTTTTGCTGAATTATATGTATATTCAGATAAACAAGAAGACATGGGTAATGTTAGCGATTATACACAATTTGAACAACATTTTAAATATCTTATTCCTGAATTAAAAAGAACATTAAAACCAGGTAGAATGTGTGCTATTCATTGTATGGATTTACCTATACAAAAAGGAAAAGAAGGATATATTGGACTTCGTGATTTCTCTGGGATGTTAATTGATTGGTTCCAAGACCAAGGATTTATATATCATTCAAGAGTTACTATTTGGAAAAATCCAGTAACTGAAATGCAAAGAACAAAAGCATTAGGATTATTACATAAAACTATAAAAAAAGATAGTATAATGTCTAGAGTTGGTATTCCTGATTATGTATTATTTTTTAGAAACGAAGGAGATAATGAAGTTCCAATAACTCACCAAGATACAGATTCAAGTAAATTTGATTATTTGCCAGTTGATTTGTGGCAAAAATACGCATCTCCAGTTTGGGACGATATAAATTATTCAAGGACATTACAATATAGAAGTGGCAGAGATGGTAACGACGAGAAGCATATATGTCCTTTACAACTAGATACTATTGAAAGGATATTACATTTATATTCAAACGAGGGCGATGTAGTATTAAGTCCATTTGGAGGTATTGGTAGTGAAGGTTGTAGTGCTATTAAAATGAATAGAAAATCAATATCTATTGAATTAAAAGAAAGTTATTTTAAAATAAATGAACAAAATCATAAATCATTTGTAGAGGAAAAAAATAGCATTTTAACATTATTTTAAAAATTATAATTATGAAAAACGAAATAGAAAAACACATTAAAACACTAACAGCATACGAATATACTTTGCTGAATACAATTTGTGACTATTCAAAGATTAAACTCGATGACTTAGTAGGGCAAAAAAGACATCGAAAGTTTGTGAATGCTCGAAAGATTGCAAGCTATCTTCTTAAAAAGAATGGATATACCCATCAAAACATAGGTCAAATTATAAGCCTGGTACCTAAAGACCATACGAGTATAATTTACAATGTACGTTTGGCACAGCATCACTACGAATTTGAACCATTATTTAAGAACATTGTTGATAGTGTAGGCAATGTTGTAATTAAACAAGATTTTACGGCTTTAAAACACATCAAATGATTGAGTTAAACGAATACATTAAGCAGAACCCTCAAATGAAATTAGAGCATATATCTAGGTTATACGGAGTTAGTGTTAGTGCAATAAGCAAGCGTAGAAAATCGCTTGGAATTAAGCACGAAACTGGCGAGCTTTGTAAGAAGATAGCATCAATGTTAGATAAACGAAACATCGAGATAGCTAACGAATTAAAATGCTGTCAAAGATTGGTTGCATGTGTAAGATTTAAGAACAATAAAGAAAAAAGAATGAATAAAAAAGTAGAATTGAATCCCGAACAAATAAAGATAGTAAAGGCAAATTATGATAAGATTAGCATTGATAAGCTCGCAAAATTAATCGGAGTGACTAAAAACATCCTACGTTCTAGAATGATTGAAATGAAGTTATATAACGAGAAATCAAAGGTTAACTTTTATAGCTACGATTTAGACAATGGAAACGGCTATTTTGATATTGATAAATACACTAAAATAATGTACTAATATGGATGCGAAATTTTTAAAAAGTAATACCGACATCACGCTCATTCTTACCTATGCAACGCAGATTAGTAGACTTTGTGAGAATGTTATCTTGGATATGCAGTTAACAAAGAATCTTAAAAAGGATTTCACAGACTCAATGAATGCAGCGCTTAGAATCCACAAGATTATAGCCAGCATTACCAATTACAAAATGCGAAAAGAGATACATGAGCGAACTACTAACAATTACGATACAGGTGCATTTGATAATATCATGTTCACAATAGGTCAAATGTCGGATGAACAACGTAACTTAGCGGATGAAGTCTTGAGCGAAATATTAAATAACACTTTAAAAATAAATAGAAACAATGAATAAGATAATATTAATGCTAGTAATAATTACTATAATGTCATGTAATAATACAATAGAAAATAATGAAAAATTAAAAGTTACTAAATATAAAAATAACGTAGAGGTTGAAAGCATTATGGGAATGGTTCAGTATGGATTAAGTAAAGTTAAATTAAATGACTCAACTACTATTTTAATATATTCAGAACCTCAAACTTGTAGCATAATAAAAATAAAATAAACAATGAATAAAAATTTAAAAGGGTTTGAATACCTAGGTAAAACTAAAAGCGACAAAGGAAAAACATTTGAGACAAAAGAAATCGATGTCGCTAAAATGAAAGCGGTAAGAATTGATAAAAAAACAATTAAATTAATAAAGAAATGACACCAAAAAAGAAAGCAAAAGAGTTAGTGGATAAATTTTCACTTGTAGGATTACAACAAAGAAATGAAGGGATACAATGTGCATTAATAGCAGTCGATGAAATATTAGAATTAAAAGAAACGCAAGAAGAATATCAAATACAATATGACAATGGTGAATGGAGTAGGGAAATTGGATATAGATATTCAAAAT